ACCGTTTTCGTCACGTTCAATATAATCTCTGTGTTCATCCCAAAAATCTTGATAAATTGTAAGCTTTTGGATTCCGACAGGTTTTGTGTTTTCGATTTTTGTTATAGACCATACCAAAGGATGCTCTGTTGGTGCGCTAATAATAAGACGCATTGTTTTGCTAATATCATCGTTATACCAAAACTTTTCAGTAATTGGATTTAATGGGAACCAGATTTTATCCTGGTTGTCTGGGTGGGCAAAGTAGTGCCATTTTGTTACTTTGTTAATTCGCTTTTTTAACAAAGATCTATCTACATATGTAAATAAATTTTCTTATGCTTTCACATAATGTGCAGATCATATCATTCACCATGCCAATCACGGTTTAGGTGTTCCCAACTTCGGAACGCTTGTTCCTATTCTATTTCAAGAATGATCGTTGAACCTTCCTCTGTTCGAGGCTTGGCTGCTGATCGCCCATTAAAAAAGATGCTACAGTCCGTAGACTAGCATCTAATAATTATTATCTATTTATTTTTTTACGTTCACACTTGCGTATGTTTCATCACTATGCTGTAGTATAAATAGCTTTAGGGTTTTCCAGCAATTCAAGGAAATACATTATTATCATTTCTAATAATAACGGACTACTTTTGTAATCTCTATACTTACCAGTTGTGTCAAATATGTTACTTTATTAGGTCGTTAATCCAATAAAGATAAATTATAAATTATAATTTATTTTCTTATACTTTCGTATAATGTTCAGGTCATATCAAATCCATGCTTATTATTAACATAATAAGTTTAGGATGTCTCCATTAACCCACTTGGGTACATGACCGTCGAACCTTATCCTTTTCGGATCTTGGCTGCGTATTGTCTAATTCAATTATTTCTTAACATTCGCATTTGATTTTATTTCATATCTGTGCTGTAGTATAATTGACTCTAAAGAGTTCCACGCAATTAAAAGACTTTCGACATACTGTTTCCAGTATGAAGCGCATACACTTTACGAATTCTGGTTTCGAAGCACACCCCACATTTTCCGCTTAATTCTGTTTTGACCAGTTTTTTCAATCCATGTCAAATTATAATCACATGGAAGAATTAAATACTTCCGAAATTGGTTTGCAATTTCTCTTCCAACAATTAACCATTTATGATAAACCAAATTATCATCTGGAATATCTACGAATAACCCAATCGGGAAATCGGCAAGATACCGTTCGTGATAATCTGTTTCATAATAATACAAATCATCATTTTCGGAAAAAGAATATTTTTGAGACGGACGAAATTGTAGATAATAAGGAACCTGATCCTTATCTATAGACTGATAAGAATTAATGATAAACTTTGCATCAATTGGAGTTTTGGTTGTATTGTCATAAGTCATATTCTGATTTTTATCTGGCTGATCATCATGGTAAAAATCATATATATAACACTTTTTTGCTTGGATATCATGATCAAATGTTTGTTCCATAAGAAAATCTGAGTTTTCTTTTGTTATTTCACCAATTGTTTGTGCATTATTTGATCGTATGCTTGATATACGTCTAGCTGTTGATAGGTTTGGCATGACTATTTACCTCCTCTAACATAGCTTTAATATATCCATGAGAATCTAGAATAGCTTTTCTAAATATTCTATAACTATATTTTGGACTATCTATTAGATCGTATGCCGCCTGTAATGTCGAAATTAAAAGCAGCATATCATTTGGATAACCTAATAATGTATTAAGTCCACCGAATTTAAATAGAATATCTTCAAAGTATTTTTTGAAATCATCATCTGAATTAAAAATTCTGTCTGTCACTAGCTTATCTTTATATAAAAGTAATCTATGAATATTTTTGTGCATTAAACATGCTGCATTTTTTATTTGTTCATCAGAAAAAGTTCCATATAAATAATCCATATTATGTACCATTATTAATATAAGAGTTATAAAGATAACCATGATCTCTAATAGTCTTACTTAATTCCTTCTGTACATTTTCTAATCTTGTCTGAAGCAATCTGTATGGATTGTTTAGCGTTTTTTCTTCTTTTCCACCAACCATCATAATGGTATAATTCAAAGAATCGACTCTTGGACTGAGCCATTCAATTGTAATTCCTAGAACAAATAATTTGCACACATATTCGATATCAGAACTTTCATCTATTGTATTTACAAGATTAAAAGAAACTTCTTGCAGTTCATCGTCCAATACAATAGAAGAGAAGAGTCTTCTGATTCTTGCATCTCCAAGTACATTGTGTAGTCTTTCAGTGTAAATCTCATAAAAATCATTAGAATTTAATGCTAATTCTTTCGGATCGTCGATCCTACCCAATGCCCTTGAAAAGATAGTTTCATAAGGAAGTATCATCTTGACCTCCTTTATTTAACAAATAATTCACTTAGAAGATTAAAATCCGAATCAAAGATTTCACTGAGTTTTCTTACTTTTGCAATACTGTCAAGATGACCATTTGCAATCTCTGTAGCAATCATCTGCTCCAGGATGGTTCTTGTAGCTTCTGGCAGCTCTTTGATTTCCATTTCCATCTGTCTTGTAGACATATCAAGAATTTTGAGCAAATCATTTCTTGTATACATTTTCTCATATACTTTTTTTACAGTAGGAAAATCTTCCAGTAAATCATCATCCAGGATAACAAATCTTGGTAAGAATACATGGTCTGAACCTTTTCTAATCAAAGAAACAAGGTCACGATAATTGATTTCGCAATCATATCCATAATCTTTGAATTCATAAATATTTCCAGATTGAGACGTGATGTTTAATCCACCATAACATACTGATCGACACAGAATATAATCTGAATCAGTAAATACCTTTTTCTCTTTTTCGATTTTTTCTTCAATTGGTTTTTCAGTAATAACCGGCTCTTCTGCAGTTACTTTTGTATCAACTTTAGTAGCTACTTTTCTAGTTGTAGTAGCGGTTTCCTTTTTTGCTCGTGCTGTCGGCATGGCTTTCCCTCCATTAAAATAGGAGAGTAGTAATTATGCTACCCTCCCAATATTTCTTATACTATAATTCAGATTAGTCCTCTGTAATGGTCCATTGACCAAATACTTTTCCTAGTCTTGTAGATACTCCAAGCTCTCTCTGAACTTCGTATTTCATGATATCAGCGATGTTACTATTAGCTGTTCCACGCTCAGTGATTTCCTCGATTAAAGTCTCACCAACATCAATCATATCAACCATTTTGTCATCACCAGAAGCAAATACATAAAGAACATCATCTTTATACATATCTTTTGTAAGATCATTCTTTGCGAATCTTTGTGGAATCTCAATTAGGGTATAACGTCCATAATTACCGAGACGACCCATCTTTGCTACATCCTCTTTCTGAGAACTTGCGATCCAATTAACATCAATAAGACCATCAAGCTCCTGAAGACCTACCATAGTTCCCATAATAACAACTTCTGCATTGTCATTTGCTACAGATACATTCTGAAGAACTTTGTTAAATTTCTTTCTATTTGCTGCGTTAAGTGCGCCAGTCTGAACAAATTGTGTCTGTGCGGGAAGTTTCTTGTGTGCTTCTAGAATCTCTGCAAAAATAAGCTCTTGTGATAAAACAACAAATGCTCTTGTAATAGCATCAACTAGCTTTGTCCAGTCCTCTTGTCCGATTAGGTATCTATCGATATCAGCACCAACAGCAGCACCGTAAACATCCGTCTCAACAGAATAGGTCGTGTTTTCTGGTAGTCTCTGTAACATAGTGTCATGGTGTCTCTTTCCCATTCTTGCTACAGAAAGAATAACATCATCATGTTCATTGACAAAAAGATTTTTATCTCCTTCTTTGATATTTTTATAATTTACAAGAGCATTGAACCACTCGTTTTCTTTGAGGCCAGTAGAGATTGTCCAATCGGTTACTTCCTCAATTACATCAAAGAACTGGCGACCATAATCTCTATAGGCACGCTCTCTTTCTCTGCGAGAAGAATCCTTTGTGAGATTAAAAATTCTCAGAGATACTTCTCTAAGTTTATCTTCAGCCTCTCTCTTAGAAATTCCGTCATCAAGTTCATCTTTATATAGATCAAACATCAGATTTTTTACTTCTTCATAAGAAGTTTTCATTTCATCGAATACATTAAGTACATGTGCGCTAAAATTCATCTTATTCATTGCTTATTCCTCCCTTCTTTATAGTTCTGAAACTTTGTGTTTCTGACTTCCAGCTTCAACAGTTACTTTCTTACCAGCGACAGGTGTACCATCGAATGCATCTGCACTAAGTTCGTAAACATCTGTTACTGTAAGAACAAGACCTCTAACTGTTTTCGTTCTTTCAGCAGTTGCTGCGTTGAAGAAATTGGATGTCTTTGTAAACTCACTGTTGTATGTTTCAGCGATTTCTGGAACTTCGTAGATAAGAATTGCAGGCGCATTAACATCAACTTTTTTAACCTCTACATACCAGTTGCCGTTTGCAGCCTGTTCAAGAATTTCTCCCTCAAATCCTGCTGGGGCATCAGCAACTTCATACTGATCAAAGCTTACGTAAGCTCCTTTTCCGCAGACTGTACCGTTATCTGTGTCTTTCTTAATTACCATGTTTAAAACTCTTCCAACTTTGTCTGAAAGGACTTTAGTTGGGAACGCAACGTGATGCTGCTCAATAGACATGCGAATTGCCATAGTATTTATCCTCCTGTTTTTTGCATAATAAAAAGACCGCCATTATGACGATCCTTAAAGTTAAAAGTTATTTTGTTTATTTATTTTTCTTCTTCAGCAAACAGTTTTCCATATCTGCTAGGTTTCGAAGGTTTTTTGTTTACATTTACAAACTGTTTCTTAGATGTAACTGGCTTTTCTTCTTTGTTATTAGAAAGTGCAAAGTTACCATGCTCAGAAACATAATCAGAATGAAGAACTTTAATTTCTGTCTCAAGATCAGCGAGAGAGTAGTTATCCATTTCAGAAACAAGTTTCTCATAATCTTTATTTACAAATTTTCCTTCATTGTCTTTCTGTGCAAGAATTTCATATTTTTCAGAATCAAGAATTGCTTTTTTCTTCTCACGAAGTTCGTTTAACTCAATTTCTTCTTTAAATGCTTTTAATTCTGCATAGTTTGAACGCATTTCTTCGATAGAAATCTTCTCAGATTCTGTAAGAAGCATTGCAAACATTTCTGTTCTCTCTCCAGCAAGTGCAATATTATCTTCATCTCTTGTATAGGACTGTTTATAATATTTGTCGCTGTCCCAATCTTGCATAATAAAATACTCATCATACACCTGAGACACATAACACCATTCAGAATCATTTCTATAAATAGAACATAATGCATTTAATGCATATCTAATATCTTCGAAGGAAATATCGAATAACTTATTGAATAGCTCATCTTTTGAAAAACTTTCTGTTTCAGATTCTGATGCAGTAGTATCTTCGGTTTCCTCTTCGGCAACCTCCTGAGTTTCCTCTACTTCTTCAGTGGTTTTAGTTTCTTCTTCGGAGGTTTCCTCAACTGTTTCCTCAGATTCTTCTTCTGTAGTAGTCACTTCCTCTTTAGACTCTTCTGTTTCAGTTACTTCCTCAGTTTCAGTAACTTCCTCTTCAAAGTGTTTCTTGTTCAATTCAGTTCCTCCTTTCATAGTTTTTTCTTTTTCTATATTGAAACGTGCATCTAATTCATCAATACTAGACTGCATCGCATTCAATTTTTCATCAACATATTTTAATAAGCTATTATTTTCAACACTAAAATCTTCAAGAGATAGGAAGCTTCCCTCCATTCCCTCTCCAATAGGCGTACCATCTTTTTCACTACCCAAGCAAGTGCATCCATTAAATCTAAAATGATCTAACTGAAGATAGTGTTTTTCAGCATTGTAGCTGCAATCGTAGATCAGCAATTCGCAGCTTACCTTTGTTCCACCTTTTGATTTTATAATATCTGCTGTACGTGTGTACTCGATTGGAATTGCAACTTTAGCAACTACATATGTTTTATTTTTTACTTTGTCATATTCTAGATATGGATCATCAGCGGTAAATGTACCTACCTGATTTTCATCATATACTTCATACTCATTGCCATCCTCATCTTCCTCAATATGAAAGTCATGACTATGAAAGTCCCACGTTCCATCGTCAAGCTGATGAATTGATGCAAGTAAAGGAGAATATTTTAACGTAGGCATTGCCTCAAGCATTGATTCCTCTGAAATATAACTATTGTTTCTATTTAAAAGAGTGTGACATACACGAACTTTTGCATAAAGTTTTCCATCGTCGGACTCTTCGATTTCTGCTTTTGAAAAATCTTGAATTGATTGAACGACAATTGGTTCGTTAGATTCTTTTGATGAAAAATTATAAATTTTTTTTGCTTCACAAAATTTGATTAAGTCTTCAACTGTAAAAAATTTTTTGTTCATATTTCTTTGTTTTAACCTCCCTTCTGTAAAAATTGGTATAAAAATACCACTCAAGAAATAGAAGAGTGGCTAAAAAGTAAGTATATTGCTATACTGTATTTTTGATTTATCTATATTTGAAAACTGAAGTTTGTCAGTATTCAAAAATATATACATTCCATTCAATTCACTTACTACTTGAAATCCAAGTTTCTTTAAGTTTTCAGAGGTAGTAGTGTCTGTTGTTTTTAAAAACTTTTCTTTCATATGACCACCTCATTATTTTCTGTCTTTTGTTTTAGCTCCCTCGTCACTTATTTCTGAATCAGAAACCTCTGGTCTGCCACCTTCGTCACTTGCGTTGGATACTGTATTTGCTGATACGAGTGGAACAAATTTATTCTTTAAATCTAATACATCATTGGCTAAGAAAGTCATCGAAAGGGTATCAAGTTCACTAATCCCATTTAATGCATTTATTAATATCATTTTAGAACTATCATATTGCAGATCTTTTTGCATGGCTTCTCTAAGAGTATCTTTTGTATAAGAAGACACTTCAAAAAATTTAACCTTCGCCGCATTTTTGACTTGGTATGATAGCATTCTATTTACCCATCCTTGAATCTGACCTAAAAGTGCAGAAATTGCTAATTCAGTATCTGCCTTTGTAGCAGCTCGAAATGCTTCAGCGCCAGAAATACTAGAAGAATTAAGTATTTGTGCTCCACCAGAAGTATTCAATACTTCTTTTGTGGCTTTTTGTACCTTTGTCGTGTCTGTTGTTTGGTCATCAGAAAAAGATATTGTATTAAGTGGCAATGGACTTATCACAGAACCAATATAAGGTGGAAGGCTATCAACCAATTTATTATAATAATCTACGGCAAAATCAATGTTTACAGCCCATTGATCTGGTTCATCAGCACCAGATAATGTCGGTATAGTAGCTGTGATTAGTTTATAAATTTGTTGTTCATCCGCAACGGCTTGTACGTCACCAAGATTTAAAAGACCAATTAAATCAATAAATAATCCACTATAAATTGGAACAATAGTTTCCCATGTCTCAACTCTTGATTTTGTACACAAAGCATATTCATCAGGCATTGGTTGCCATTTTTTCTGACTGTTACCACCATATTCCTTATACATAGAAAGTAACGGATCACCAAGATATTCTAATACATCTTCGAATTTTTTATATTTACTCATATCTACAGAGAAAGAATAATCGCCAGTAAAATATTTACCAGAAATTCTGCAATAATCTGGTGGAATTTTTAAAATAAACATTCCGGTTTCGTCCAGCCAACAGCATCCATAGAATACATCTTCTATAAAGTTATTAATTAATACCTGTAAGAAGTTCCCTTGTAAAGACATTCTATCTAGCCATACCAAAGTGTCATAATAATCTTTTAATATACTTTCCTTGTCGTTGTCACCGGTTGGATCATATGTAGGAACTACGTACCTTGCATTTAGATCAAACATAGTTGCATTATACATAATTAATCTAAAATATATCTGACAACGATAAAATAAGTAACGAGATAAACCACGCAATTCATCTTCATAACTGTCTATATTTTGAAGATATTTAATTACATTTCCCTTGTTATATGAACTTATAGGAATTTGTCTTGTCGTTTTTGTAACATCACGAACTTGCTTAAATGCATTCTGTGTTTCTGCAAATCTCTTTTGTTGGCGTTCAAGACTTTGCATATATAATTTTCGTTCTGCAGCTGTTGGTTGTTTTTTACGTGTTGGAGATGTTTCAGTCATCTCTTTCTTTGATTGTGTCATCTTTGATGCAAACACCTCCTTTGCTATTTAGTTGTGTTTTGGATTTTTATTTAGATTGTTTTGGAAAACGAAGATATGCGTTTTGGTTGATTGATTGAAAGTTTAGAGAGAAGAGATTGAGTGGACTCTTGTGGGCGTTTTCGCTGTGTGATATTTTTTCGACGTTCGCACATAAGAGAATATGAAAGCATACATGCTGTATAAGCACGGTCATCATGTAGCTTATTTGCTTTTTCTGGAGTTAATTCAAAAGAGTCCTTTCCTGAATCTCTTTTTTTTCTAACCATATTTACAAGCTCCTCCTTTAGCGCGTCCATATTGGCAAGTGCAATTTTATCCTGCCAGTCAAGTTTAATCATTTTTGTGTTAACAGATTGAATTTTCCCAAGCTCATCATTTAAACGACTTTCAAATTCTTTTTCATTTAATTTTTGCTTTTTCAATTCTTGCGATATGCTTTTTCGTGCTTCTTCTAATTTCTTTTCATCAACGTCGAAAACAGTTAAATAATCTTTGCTGTCATATGGTGCAGTAA